TAATTTGCTAACCATCTCCATGATCACCAACGAGGCGTTGATGGTCTTGGAAAACGAACTTACGTTCACGGCCCGCGTTGACCGTTCTTATGACGAGCAATTTGCGGTTACTGGTGCAAAGATTGGTAATACTGTTAACGTCCGCCGTCCCGGTCGTTTTATCGGTACTACTGGCCCTGCGCTTAACGTAGAGGACTTCAACGAGACATCCGTCCCGGTGACCCTCTCAACTCAGTTCCACGTTGACACTCAGTTCACCACACAGGACTTAGCCCTGTCGTTGGATATGTTCTCGGATCGCGTGTTAAAGCCCGCAATCGCTGCTATCGCCAACAAAATGGACTTTGATGGCACGACTATGGCTACTGACAACACCGCCAACACCGTTGGTACGGCTGGTACTGTTCCCTCCGACATCGCTACGTTCTTGACCGCACAGGCTTATCTGGACGGTGAAGGCGCACCCCGCGATGGCAAGCGTTCTTGCGTTGTTGACCCCTTTACCGGTGCGTCAATCGTTGGTTCGCTCAAAGGTCTCTTTAACCCACAGGGCACTATCTCGGGTCAATACGAGAAGGGCATGATGGGTAAGGACACCATCGGAATGAACTGGTACATGGATCAGAACATTGTGTCGCACACATACGGTTCTTACTCCACGGCTACGCTCTCCACCAACACAGCAACATTCACCGGTTCGCTGACAACTGGCTGGGCTTCAACATCCACGATCACAATCTCTGCCGCTACTGCTAACGCTGGACTCAAGCAGGGTGACACCATTCAGATTGCTGGCGTGTTTGCAGTCAACCCCCAGAACCGTCAGCCATACGGCGGTAATGTTCTGCGTAACTTTGTCGTGACTGCTGACGTGACGATTACCTCCGGTGGCTCTGCCTCGGTTACGGTATCGCCCGCTATCATCACGGCTGGTCAGTTCCAAAACGTATCCGTTCTCACGACTTCAGCTTCAGCGACTGTCACACCGTTTAACAAGACCGGTGTTGTCAGCCCGCAGAACTTGGTGTTCCACAAGAACGCGTTCACGTTGGCTACTGCCGACCTTGAGTTACCTGATGGTGTTCACTTTGCTGGTCGCGCATCTGACAAGCAATTGGGTCTGTCAATTCGAGTGGTCAGGCAGTACACAATTAACAATGATTCCATTCCAACCCGCTTAGATGTTCTCTACGGTTGGGCTCCCCTCTACCCCGAACTCGCTTGCCGAGTTGCGGCTTAATTAGGAAAGGAACTTAATCATGGCAAATCCGGGCCCAGCAAGTACCCAAACCTCCAACTACCTACTAAACGGTAGTGCAGCCGATGGTGTTCTCATCGGTATCGCTGGAGGTGAGGTTGGTTTTTACGGCGAGACCCCTGTGGTTCAAGCCTCTGCTATTACCCCGCTAGTTTCAACGACAGCCTCAACCGCTGACGTTTGCGCTCGCGTCAATAGCATCATTACCGCTTTACAGAACATCGGCATTACCGCCTAAGATGTTTTGAAGCTACGGAGAAGCCGCCCTCAAAAGGGGTGGCTTTTTTCATTTTTAGGAACCGCATGAAGCACATAATGTTGGCAATGCCCGCCTACACAGGCGTGGTTCACATGGGAACGATGCGCTCCCTGATGACTGACTGCATCACCCTGATTAAGCGTGGTGACCGGTTTACATTCGTGGATGACGTAGGTAACGCCATGATTGCCGACTGCCGAGGCGTAATTACAACCAATTTCTACCACTCCGACTGCGATGAGCTGGTCTTTATTGACTCAGATGTCGCGTGGGAGGCCGGTGCTTTATGTAAGCTAATCGACCACCCAGTAGACTTTGTGGCTGGTGCGTACCCTGCAAGGGTTGATCCGCTAAAGTTCAATATCGGCTGGATTGAGGAGCGTCAATACCTGAGAGCTGACCCAAATACGGGACTTTTAGAGGTGGATCGCGTCCCCACGGGCTTTTTGAAGATCACAAAAAACTGCGTAGCCAAGATGATTGAGGCTTACCCAGATACGTTTTATCACGATGCCGCTGTTAATAACCAGTTCTATCCCCTGTATGAATCGTTTATCGACCCGGAAAAGAAGTGGAAGTACGGCGAGGACTTTTCGTTTTGTAAGCGGTGGAGAGAGATAGGCGGTCAGGTATGGTTAGACCCTGAAATCAACATGGGTCACATAGGCAATAAAATCTTTGAAGGACATATTGGAAATTGGCTTAAAAGTAGGATAATTTCACAACTAACATCTGAGGTGACCCATGAACCAAATCAAAATTCTTAGCCCAACCTTTGCGTTGGATCTCACAACCTCTGCGTCTGCTGCGTTGCAAATCGTCCCCAGCTCGCCAACCCGCGCCTATCGCGTGGCCCTGCTGAACACCAACATGATCTACCCAATGATTATCGACTGCGGAGCCCCAGACCTTTACATTAAGGGAATCTCATCAGGCACTAACACCCTGTACATTACGTTGGTGGCTACCGAATAAGGATTCACCATGTCGAACTCGACCGCTAATACCCAAACGACAAATTTCCTACCGGTACAAGCGACTTACGAGCCGCTATACCCGTATGACATCATTACGTTTATTGGGCCAGCAGGACAACCATTTTATGCCCCAACAAACCCCAACTTAGACGGGGTTACGATCACTAATAGTACGATCAATAGTACGACTGTTGGACTAACAACCCCTGCTGCGGCGGCTTTTACAACCGCATCAATGCAAAATCAGCCGATTTCAGGCACAGATTTAACTAACAAGACTTACGTTGATGCGGCTATTGTTGGTATTTCTTGGAAACAACCGGTTGCAGCCGCAACGACTGCAAATATTGCTCTTACTGGCGCTCAAACTATCGACACAGTTTCTGTAGTTGCCGGTGACAGGGTTTTGGTTAAAGATCAATCAACTCAAGCTAATAACGGAATCTACATTGTTGGAACACCTTGGACTCGATCACCAGATGCTGACACATGGGATGAAATGGTGTCGGCAATGGTGTTTGTGGAATCAGGCGGTCAGGCTGGTAACGCTTTTTATTGCCCAATTCAGCCGGGGGGAACTCTTGGGGTCACCGCAATTACTTGGTCAAACTTTTCGGTTGCGGGTACTTACTTTGCCGGTACGGGTTTATCCCTAGCTGCAAATACTTTTAGCATCACTAACACCGGGGTTACGGCTGCAACCTACGGCTCCGCAAGTGCGGTTCCGGTCATTGTGGTCAACGCTCAAGGCCAAATAACTAGCGCAAGTGATGCAAGTATTGCAATTGCAGCCACCCAAATTACTTCTGGAACCATCGACTCGGCGCGGATCTCAGGCTCTTACACCGGAATCACGGCGGTTGGAACCCTGTCTGGTTTGACTGTCAGCTCAACAATCAACGGGTCAATTTCAGGCAATGCTGCAACCGCAACAAGCGCAACGTCCGCAACAACGGCTACAAACCTAGCTGGCGGGGCCACGGGAAGCGTCCCGTACCAAAGTGGATCAGGCGCTACCACTTTTTTAGGAATTGGAACTACGGGTCAGATATTGACCGTATCGGGCGGCGTTCCTACTTGGGCTGCTCCAGCCGCAACTGGTGACGTAGTTGGCCCAGCGTCCTCTACGGATAACGCGATTGCGCGGTTTGACAGCATCACCGGCAAGATTATCCAGAACTCAGGTATCACCCTGTCTGACGCAAACGCCTTACAAAACGTCAACGAGATCAACTTTGACATCACGCCTACGAGCGTGGTCGGCGGTGCGGGCTCGCTGTCTTGGAATGACAACGACAACACCGAGACCTTAGAGTTGATTGGAAATAACAACGTAGGGATCAAGCTAGGCGAGGAGAACTACTACCGAATCAAGGCTACAGCCACGATAACCAAGGGTCAGGTCTTGATGCTCACCGGAACGGTTGGAGCGTCTGGCGGTCTTACGGCTGCACCGGCTACCGGTCTAACGGCGGCTACGGGAACCTCAATTATCGGTCTGGCTAAAGAGTCAGCAGTTACAAACGATTGGATCTACGTTCAAGAGTTTGGCGAGGTCAAGGGAATCAACACCAGCGGGTCAACTGCCGGTGAGACTTGGGTCAACGGGGACATCCTTTATTACAACCCTGCGGTCACAGGC